GAAACCCTAAAGCCTCACACACCACAACGTAATTCGAAAGAATAAGCGTGATGGTTACGAAAGTAGAAAAAAGATGTGAGGATAGACTATGGTTAAATCCTAAGGTCTGATATCCAGTGAATGGGAGTTTAGCAGCCACTCACCTGTAAAATGGTGAAGGTCCAACGATCATCTCCTAACCGGAGAGTAGAACCGCAAGCTAACGGCGGAAGAAAAATCCAGCTCCTTCATTAGAAGGATGAAGATATGATCTATACACTTCTGAAAAGAGTGCTTATTTTTAAATAAGGTTTACAAAGTTGCGTTTGTAAATAAAATAAAATTTTAGCTACTGATAACCTTGATGACCTGCGTAAAATGAGAGATTTGTTACCTCCATATTTGCGTATGTCACAGGTAGAAGATAATAAAGGTAAGAAGATTAAAGAAAAATCGAATGTTAGAGACTTGCAGCATCCTGTCAATGGCAATAGAATTCGTACTGTTGCTTCTGCAAGAAACAAAGTTGCTGCTGCATCTCAGATGCGTGGTCGTACGTCGCCTATTATCTACTATGACGAGTTTGCATTCTCTCCGTATAATATGATAGTCTATACCAATATGGTTCCTGCCTACAATACTGCAGCTAATAACTGTAGAATGGTAGGTGCTCCTTATGGAATCTATATGACTACAACGCCTGGTCTGCTTACTACAGATGAAGGTAAAGCTGCTAATGACTTTAGAAATAGTGCTACTCCTTTCCAGGAGAGATGGTATGATCTCACTAAGGAGCAAATTAATGAAGTTATTGCAGCTAATAACTATTCGAACTTTGTCTATATCAGATTCACTTATCAACAGGTCGGTAAGTCTGAAGAATGGTTCAAGGAGCTCTGCAAGAACATGCAGAAAGACTGGACTTCTATCAGACGCGAAGTTCTGCTTGAATGGTCTGATGTTAACGATGAATGTCCGTTCAATAAAGAAGATCTCGATACTATTAAGACGATGCTTAGACAGCCGATTAATACATTCTTGATCTTCAATAAATATCCGTTCAAGATCTATGAACAGATGGATTCTATGAGATCTATTCCTATTCTTGGTGTCGACGTTTCTGCTGGTCTCAGTCGAGACTCAAGTGCCATTGTAGTTATAGATTCTCGTACTTCTAAGGTTACTGCAACATTTGAATGCAACTATATCTCTACGATAGAATTTGCAGCAGTAATTCAAGAGATTGTATCTAGATATATGCCAAGAGCAGTTATCAATATCGAACGTAACGGAGTAGCTAATACAGCAACCTCAGCATGTAAAGTGATTTGCATGTTTCATGGTGTTAATTGCTATGAAGTGGGTCAAGAGCCATTACTCGCTACAGCATAATCTGTAAAGATAAGTGCGATAGCTATGAAAATAGAAAAAAGAAGTAATGGATGGATGCATGGTTAAATCCTAAACATCTACTGATAAGCCCATGTATAGCAGCGAACTATCTTAATCACAGAATATTAAAGAGGTGATCTAAATGGAAATATATATGCTTTCTAACGGAAAAGATCTATTAAGATTTAATAGTAAGAAAGAATTAGTATTATTTCTAATGCATTATAACTACACTAGATCATATATACATAATCATATCAAGTCATGTAAACCAATTAATATTGGAAGATATACTGGATATAGTATTAATTTGGTATATGCTTATTAAGATAGACGTTCAACGATCATCTCCTGACGGGAGAGTAGAACCGCAAGCTAATGGCGGAAGAAAAATACCAGTCTCTTTATTTAAAGAGAATGACAAATGATCTACACACGTTCTGTAATGGAAGTGTTCTGGAAATAACCAGAGTTACTAGAGTTGCGTCTAGTAATAAACTATAGGGTTTCGGTACTTCGGTAATTGCTAAATTGGTTAAATCTAATATTAAGAAAAATCTCTTCTTCTCTATCAAGGATAGAGTCATTGAAGAGCAGGTTATCACTGGTGTTGTACATCGTACAACTCAGAAGGTTAAGGTTTATGGTTTCGATTCGTCTAAGAATAATCGTGCAGAATTGTTCGATCTTGTAAATGACAGAGTTGAATACCATAAGGATAAAGTTGTTGAACCTAGAATTCATGAAGAGCTCTGTGCTCTTAGAATGGATCCTAAGGGGCGTATTGACCACCCTGTTGGTGGACACGATGACTTGGTCATTGCATGGGCTCTTGCACTGTATGTCTTGTACCGTGGTGGAGATATTGCAAATGACTTTGGCATTACACGTCATATGATTAAAACTGATGCCGATGTCGATGAAGAGATTTATGATGTCAATAAAGATGCTGAAGTTATTGATACTACTGTATCTGTAGTTGATAGTCAGGCTCAAGTTGATGAGCAGCTTAAGTTTATGGAATCTGCTCCTGGTAAGATGAGTTATGAGGAGTGGATGAAGAGTGAGTTTGAGAAAGATAGGTTAGCTACTGAAAAGATTCTTGCTACTAAAACTAGTAGAGAAGGATATATCAGAAAGTTTAACTTGGATCCTTCTAGTGTTGAAGGAGATCCATACTTTACAGTACCCAATCAAGTCTTTACTGATTTCTATTCTGATACTAATCAGATGCAACAGCAGCAAGGAGTTGGTTGTGGTAATCTCTTTAGCAAATTTGCTAAAATTATGAATGTAAGATAAAATATAGCAGGATAGGAATAATCCTATCCTGCTATACCTCACTTAGAACTCCTGAGGTCAATAGAATTTCTAAGCAATTCTTCACACGCACTAATTTTCTGTTAAGGTATTCAACCTCAACATAGGATTAAAGAGGTGATAATCGTGCAATCTAACAAGATGACAGATCTGCTGAATAAGCTTGAACGTAGGCTTGGTACAAAGCCTCTCAATCTTCCTGACGAACTTCAAAAAGATAAGTGGGCAGAAGAAGTTATTGCTCATGAAACTTTAGATACATTTAGTCGTTATTTTCCTAATGCTGTTACTATTCAGCTCGATAAATCTATGATGACAAAAGATGGCTATTATCTTATTGATGAAGCCTTTAAAGGAGAAAATGTAGAAATTATCGGAGTTAGAGATCTTGATTGGAAGATGCTTTCAAGAAGTACAGCTAGGTTTAATGATGGATATGGAGCTGGATACTATGATTTCTTGACTAATAGTAATTATAGTCTTGATGATGTTGCTCTTGCTCAGGCTAGAGCCGATCAGCTTTCTCTTTTCAGTAATAGCATTTATGTCGACTTTGTTCCTCCGAATAAAGTTAAGTTTATGTCTATTACCGGATCCGATGTAAGTAGAACCATGGAGAGTGTTCCTCTTACTATTCTTATCAAGCATGCTCCTAATCTTAAAACTATTCCTCCTACGATGATGGAAACTTTTGAGAAACTTGCAGAAGCAGATGTAGCAAGATTCTTATATGAGAATCTTAAATACTATGAAGGTCTTGAAACTGTTCATGCAAGTATTGATCTTAAGATTTCTGAACTTGAAAGCAAAGCTTCTACAAGAGATGAAATTGTTCAGCAGCTTGATGAGGCTCATGTCTCTGCTGCTAATAAGAATCAGCCTTTGATGTTTACAATTGCTTAAAAAAGAAAGGGGATGCAAAATCCCCTTTCTTTTTCATCAGATATCGATAGGAGCCGTTTCGATCTTGCGAATCTCGAAACGAACAATTTCAGATGTTCTGAAACTGTTTACCATCCCATCAATATTGAGACGGATGAATTTATCGCTAGTAATATGCTTATTGACATAAGCAGCGATCTCATTGGGTTTCATCGGAGCAGCACCAACAAGGAACTCCATCTCAGCTTCGAAGTTCCAAATCGGATTTCCACAGATAGAGCCAACAGGCTCCATCGTTGTTTGGTCAAGCCAAAACTTGACAGTGACTCTCTGTTTCATTTTAGGTTCCATTTCATTCTTTCCTTTCTTCATATGTACAAACTTGATATGTATCTTTGTATATAATGGTAGAGGGATCTAAGTTCTCTACTCTTATCTGTTCTATATCGGCGATATCATAGTCTCTAAGAATCTCTACAAGTCTCTTAAGACTTTTTCTAAATGCTCTAAGGCCCGCTTCTGTAAACCAGAATCTAGATCCATCAGGAATTCTTACATTGGGTACAGGAAGTCTATCTTCAAATATCCAAGTAGTATTGAAGATAAGATCTTCATACTCAGGTTTTGGAGATTTAGATCCGTAAGCTATTTGGATAATTCCTTCTTTTGAAGTCTTATCCTGATATCTGTAGTAAAACACTTATATCCTCCTTTGTAAAAATGTCAATTTTTATTGCTAATTTATTTACTAATTCATTATTATATTATATAATCAGCATTATTCAATTTTACAAAAAAGAAAAGGAGTGGTTTAAACCACTCCTTCATTCAGTTGGCTATGTACATAGCCTCTTAAAGCTGTATAGAGAACATTAAGAATCTCAGCTTTATATCTTGCTTGAATAACTACTCCATCTCCAGACTTAGTGAAGATATCAGTAGGTACTCGAACAGCAAGATGAGTTACAGGATCTTCTTTGCCTGTATCTATTTCAATATTCAAAGAACTAATCAATTTAGTTAATTGATGGGAAGGCTTATTGAAGACAAGAATCCAACCACCCTTCACTTCTTCTAAGGAATAGTCAAATTTGTTATCATCAAGC